AGCAATCCGAGCCAAAGCGCAATGGTGATCAATCCAACCGTCACCTCGCTTGGAACTGAACTAGATGGGCAGATTGTTCCTGGTGGTGTTGGTAAGAAAGCTGGGGGTGGTGATTCTTCAATGATGGAATACGTTTTAAAGCCTTTGACCAACTACCTGTTTCGCCTGACCAACGTGAACGGCACATCCCACGCCGCATCACTAACCATAGAGTGGTACGAATAATGGCTACCAAAAACCTCACCGCCGAACCCCAACGAGACTTTACCAAGGGCGAATGCCCAGAAGTTCTCAAGGACAAGCGCCTCAGCATTGAGAACCATCAAATTTGCATTGTCAAAGCAGACCTTGGACCGCCAAACCCCAAGATGCCAGAGGTCATGTTCTGGTTGGTCAAGTCTGCCAAGTGGAATGTCAGCGAACACGCTGCTCGTGAGATGGTATGCGGTAACTGCGGTCACTACTGGAAGACCAAGTTCATTGACGACTGCATGAAACAGTACGAGCAGATTACCCCGCCTGAAGTCGATCCTTCTTGGGTGGATACAGGTGAGTCTGGTGGGTACTGCGACGAGTGGGACATCCCTTGTACGCACTCCCGGACCTGCAACTCGTGGGAGCCTGGTGGACCAATGACAGATAAGAATGCAGACCAAAAGTCTGAAGATTAACAATTATTGAAAGGAAAGCAAAATGGCTTCTTTTGGAATGTCTCCTGATTCATGCGCTCAAAGTGCTACGTCAATTACGCCTGCTGACAGCGACCTGTCTTTGCCGATGCGTTCTCTGTACATCGGCGGCTCTGGCAACGTGCGAGTGACGACTGTCAACGGTCACGATGTGACTTTTGTTGGCGTTGCTGCTGGCACTATTCTGCCTGTAAGCATCAAGCGTGTTTGGACAACCAGCACCACGGCTACCAACATCATTGGCCTGAGCTAATCATGCAAATCAATATCGCACTTAACATCTTCAGGGACAGCGCTGTTGCTGGATCTGGAGTTGGTGGTGCTGGTTATTTGGAGGAACTGAACCCGTCGCTGTTGTTAGATTTTATCTACGGCAGTGGTGGCACATTGGGTGACTCTGAAGATCAGACACTTGATCTTAATTTCACGTTGGGTAGCTACCAGACTGCCACGACGACTGACCCAGCTTATAGCTACGGTCGTTATTTAATTGCGGGGTAATCATGGGACTAATTTCTAAAGCCTTCTCTGACATCATCACGTTTTCTCGTTCGAGCAACGCCACCCGCGTCGGCCCTGATGGCAAGGTGCAATACGCTCCGCATAACCTGATGTTGCGCTCTCAAGAGCTAGACAACGCTGCCTGGACAAAAGACAACTGCACGGCAACCGCAAACGCTATTGCAGCGCCTGATGGCACCGTCACTGCTGACATGATTACTGACGGAGCAAGCGGTTCGCCCTCTCTATACTTGACAGCATCCGTGACAATTGCGGCAAGTGTTCCACATACAGCCAGCGGGTATGTAAAACGTGGAAATACAGATTGGATTCGTTTTATTGTTCAAGATGGGTCTTTTGGAAATCAAACAGCGGTATGGTTTAACCTTGCCACTGGTGCAACAACATCAGGCGGGACGCTAACATCTGTCGGCAATGGTTGGTATCGCTTTTCTGTGACAGCTACGATTGGTAGCGCAACAACGGCTGAGTATCAAATTAACACTGCTGCAGCTAGTAGCAGCAACACTCGTGTGTCTGGTGGCACGTATTACCTCTGGGGTGCTCAACTCTCTCAAGGCTCCATCGCAGGCGACTACACGCCCACCACGTCTGCCGCGGTGTACGGGCCTCGCTTCGACTACGACCCAGTGACGCTGGCTGCGAAGGGTTTGCTCATCGAGGAGCAGCGCACGAACCTGCTGACGTATTCGGAAGACTTCACCAACGGCGCCGCTTACATCAGTGGCCGCGCGACTATTTCTGCAAACACAGCAGCAGCGCCTGACGGCAATACTACGGCTGATAGTTTGACGCAGTCTGGATCGACAACTTCTGGGTATGTTGCCGGTTACTCAACCAACTCTGGAACCAACACCTACACGTTCTCGGTCTTTGTCAAACCCAACGGCAAGAACTTTGTTCGCCTGACCGAGGCGTTGTCTGGGTCGGATCGTTCCACCTATTTCAATCTGTCGTCTGGCACGGTTGGCACAAAGGACGCAGCGCACACTGCTGCAATCTCCGCATACACAAACGGCTGGTATCGTGTGTCGATCTCATACAGTGGGAGCGCAGCATCGTATTACCCTGGCGTCTACCTTGCAGATACCGACAACTCCACAACTGTTGTTGCATCTGGTGGCGTCTACGTTTGGGGTACTCAACTGGAGCTTGGTGCGTTCGCCACCAGCTACATCCCCACCGTGGCTTCTACGGTCACTCGCTCGGCTGATGTGGCTTCGGTCAATACGCTTTCGCCTTGGTTCAATGCGACTGAGGGAACGATCTACGCTGAGGCCGAGCCATTCTCGCTCACTGCGGGAACCGTGGCGTATGCGATTTCTGATGGAACCACCAGCAATTACATGGCCTCCTGGACACAGGTAAACGAGCATTTTCTTGTTGTGTCTGGCGGGTCTACCCAAGCCTCTCTTGATGGCGGCACGTATGTGGTCAACCAGTACACGAAGACCGCCGGAGCCTACAAAGCAAACGATTTTGCGCTGTCCTTGAATGGCGGCGCTGTGGTCACCGATTCGTCTGGATCAATTCCAACTGTCAGCGTTCTTGGTATCGGAAACCGGAACAGCGCAAACTATCTCAACGGTCACATCAAGCGACTGGCCTACTACCCGCGTCGCTTGACCAACGCAGAATTACAGTCGCTAACGAGTTGAACATGAGTAAGCAAAGACTTGAACTTTCTGGAATGAAGTTTGGAAAACTATCTGTTGTTGAGATTGTTTATCCATTGTCTCGTCGCACAAAATTTTTATGTTTGTGTGATTGTGGCAATAAAACTATTGCAACAGGCAGTGACATTAAATCTGGAAATACAACTTCATGTGGATGCGTAAAACGTGAAAATGGAAAAACAGTAAATTTAATTCATGGAGCTTCAGCAAAAAACGCTCGTACTGGTGCATATAGATCTTGGCAAACAATGAAAAGCCGTTGTTATAACGAAGATAACAATCGTTTTTATTTATACGGCGCAAGAGGTATAACTGTTTGTGATCGTTGGCTTGATTCTTTTGAAAACTTTTTTGCAGATATGGGCGAACGTCCTGATGGATGCAGCTTAGATCGTATTGATGTAAATGGAAATTATGATCCTCATAATTGTCGCTGGTCTACATCAGAACAACAATCAAGAAATCAACGAACAAATGTTTGGTATTTATTGGGAAATAAAAAAATGATTCAAGCAGATGTAGCAAAAGCCATTGGCATTCATCCTTCTACGCTGCTTCAAATGCGTAGAAAAAACGCATTGCCTAAATATTTAACCGCATTGACCGCATAAGGAGCACACAATGGACGACCTCAACCTACCCGTGGCTCCTGCAAAGCCGCTGTTCAATGACTACTACTGTAAGTTTGCTTCTGAAGAAGCTGCTAACAGTGCTCTGGTTTCTGCTGGTGTATTGGCTCAAGTAGACGCTTTGCTTGACGAAGCAGGCAATGTGCTGACTCCTGCTGGTTTTGCTCCTGCTAACGGTGCATCAGTGGACGTTATCGGTCAGATCTTCAAGCCCACTAGTGAGACACAGCAGACTGAGTTTGGTACTGTGCCTGTAATGGCTGCTGTGACTGGCTGGCACGTCAATGTGCGTAGCTCTACCGAAATTGAAGCACTGAAGCAATACGATGTTGCTCCTGCAACGCCTGCCCGAGTGTGGGCATAAGGAAACGCCATGGCTGAAAAGATGACAGTTGATCAGATTATTCAGCGTCATAAGATTGCTCAAAACCGCAAAGATGATTTCCGTAGCTTGTATGAAGATGCTATGGAGTTTGCCTTGCCACAGCGCAATCTTTATGGTGGTGACTATGAAGGCAAAGTAGGTGGCAAGAAGAAGATGAGCCGAGTCTTTGACTCTACTGCCATCAACTCGACGCAACGCTTTGCCAACCGTCTGCAATCAGGCATCTTCCCGCCCCAACGGAAATGGTGTCGTCTGGAATCTGGTACGGATATTCCGGCCAACCGCAAGTCTGAATTGCAACGAGCATTGGACTTGTACAACGACAAGATGTTCGCTGTACTGAAGCAGTCCAACTTTGACATTGCAATGGGTGAGTTCTTGCTGGACTTGTCTGTGGGCACTGCCGTTATGCTGGTTCAGTCTGGCGATGCTGTCAGCCCGATCAACTTTATCCCTGTCCCGCAGTACCTTGTAAGTTTCGAGGAAGGTGCAAACGGTCAGGTGGATAACGTCTACCGCAAGATGCGTCTGAAGGGTGAATCTCTCCAGTTGCAGTGGCCTGAAGCCAAGATTCCCCCAGAGGTTCAAAAGCAGATTGCTGACAAGCCGACTGAGGAGGTTGACCTGCTTGAAGCCACGGTGATGAACATTGACAGGGGGGACTACACCTACTACGTTGTTCACGAGAAGACCAAGACGATGCTGGTCAAGAAGAAGATGAAGACTTCTCCTTGGGTGATTTCTCGGTACATGAAGGTGGCTGGTGAAATCTATGGTCGTGGGCCAGTCCTGACCGCACTGCCTGACATCAAGACGCTGAACAAGACCAAGGAACTGCTGCTGAAGAATGCTTCATTGGCTATTACTGGCGTGTACACAGCGGCTGATGACGGTGTTCTGAACCCTGCCAACGTCAAGATCACGCCTGGTGCGATCATCCCGGTGGCTCGTAACGGTGGTCCCCAGGGAGATGCCATCAAGCCTCTGCCTCGTGCTGGAGACTTTAACGTCACCCAGATTGTGATCAATGACCTGGTTCAGTCTATTAAGCGCACCTTGCTGGACGAGAGCCTGCCTCCTGACAACATGAGTGCTAGATCAGCTACCGAGGTGGTTGAGCGAATGAAGGAACTGTCTCAGAACCTGGGTTCAGCCTTTGGTCGTCTGATCAACGAAACCATGATTCCGATGGTCACCAAGATTCTGGAGATCATGGACGAGCGTGGCCTGATTGACCTGCCTTTGCGTATCAATGGACTGGACGTTAAGGTAAGTCCTGTCAGTCCATTGGCGATGGCTCAGAACATGGATGAAGTACAGAACATTATCCAGTTCATGCAGATTGCTCAAGGTCTTGGACCGGAGGGTCAGATGGCTGTGAAGATTGGTAGCGTGGCTGACTATATTGCTGACAAGTTGGGTATTCCTGCACAGATCAGGACTAGCCCGGAGGAACGTGCCCAGATGATGCAACAGATGCAACAACTGGCAATGCAAGGACAACAGGCGCCGGCTCCAGCCGCAGGAGCACCAGCATTAGAAGTGGCCATGGAAATGGCAGGATGGGATGATTTGGAAGGCTTTT